AACAGTCGCCTATACGTTCCCTGTGGTTGGGGAACAATACGGAAAACTCCGTTCTCCAGAGGTCTTTCCGTAACCATTCAATGATGCAGTTCAGTTTCGCATCACTGGATGCAGACCGCGTTCGCGGTATCCGAGCAGACAGAATCGTTATCGACGAGGTTCAGGACATGAACCGCGACCTGTTGCCCGTCATCAAAGAGACCATGTCCGCTAGCAAATGGGCGCTGAGTTCGTTCTCTGGCACGCCAAAGACGCCCGAGAACACCATAGAAGGTTTGTGGCTGATGAGCTCGCAAGCCGAATGGTGCATTCCGTGCCGGTCGTGCAAGAAGTTGAATGTCTCATCGATAAGACACGACTTGGAAAAGATGATCGGTCCATATAGCGACGACATCTGCGACACGAGACCAGGCACCGTCTGCGCCAAGTGCTCCAGGGTTATCTATCCTGGCGACGGTCGCTGGATTCACAGGTACCCCGAGCGTCGCTTCCAGTTTGCCGGTTACCACGTTCCTCAGCCCATCATGCATATCCACTACGCCGACAGGGCGAAGTGGGGCGAGCTGCTGGCCAAGCGCGAGGGCTATGGCAACTACACGCCTGAGAAGTACATGAATGAAGTCCTCGGCGAAAGTTGCGGCACGGGCGTTCAGCTGGTGTCGATGTACGAGTTGCAGGACGCCTGCACGCTCCAGCACGATAACGACTCGCGCAACCCGCGCAAGTGTCCCGTGGACTTCAAGAAGTACCGGCACACTATGCTCGCGGTTGACTGGGGTGGCGGCGGAGAAGAAGGCATCAGCCTGACCGTCGCCGTCGTTCTGGGAATCACCAACAACGGCACCATTGATGTGCTGTGGGGCAAACGCCTCATGACGCCGCACGACCATATCGAAGAAGCTAAACAGTGCCTGGAGTTTTACAACATATTCAAGTGCTCGTTCCTGGCGCACGATTACACGGGAGCGGGCGCTCTGCGTGAGACTTTTCTGTGCCAGGCTGGAGTGCCGTACAACCGGCTGATTCCCATCCAGTACGTGCGGGCTGCGACGGCCAAGATCATGTCGGTTGTCAAGCCTACGGCCAACAACCCACGTACCTACTACCGAGTGGACAAGACTCGCTCGCTGCTGACGGTCTGCGCGGCCATCAAGCTCAAGAAGATTCGGTTCTTCAAGTACGATTATCGCTCGACCGATGACCCAGGTCTGATTCACGACTTCCTGGCGTTAGTCGAGCAGAAGACCGAGACGCGCATCGGGTCGGACATCTACACCATCACGCGCAATCCGCAGCTGAGCGATGACTTCGCTCAAGCCGTTAACATCGGGGCGTGCGGCCTGTGGTACACGACTAACTCGTGGCCCAGCCTAAACACGCCCAACAAGTTCATTATTTCAGATGAGATGGAACGCCATCTTAACCCATCTACGACTTGGGAGGCTGAGTAGCTTCCTTCTCGTCCTCAAGCTCAATCAGCCTGTCTATCAGCCACCTGGCTTTCTTCAGGTCGATCTTGCCGTTCTTCTTGGGCCAACGCCACATATATTTAAGAACGTTGCCCCACAGGAAACCCCTGAACTCATCCTCTGTCAAGGCATTGCGAATAGCCTCTATGCAGGTGACTCCCCTGTAGCCGTCGTAGTGGTCTGGATTCTCTGGGGGCTTAGGCACGCTTGGGTCTCCTTCTCTTGATGGGTCTGTTGGCTTCGATGTTCTGCACATACTCTACCACTTGCTCGTCCCACCATTCTCTGGAGACAATCCACCTGTCCGCTGGGCAGTGCTCAGGCAGAAACATGTCACGCAGGCGATCTCCGATTTCCAGGTGGTCTATGAACTTGAAGCCTATCTCCTGGTAGGTTTTGAGAATCTTAGCTTTGTCGATCAATACGTGTTTATCCTTGAGCCACACGTTGTTGACAAAGCTCAGGCCGCTACGCAACTCCTTGGCCTGCACCAGCTGTCGGCAAATGCCAGCCAGGCACTCCAGCATCGTCTCGGTCGAGTTATTGTCGTCGATGCTGATTCGCTCTTCGGCGGCATCGAGCGCAGTTGTGTTCTCGCAGCCGTTGACGCGCAGCCACTCCTTCATGCGTTCCAGCACGCTTAGTAACGTGTTCTCCCTGGGCGGCAGCTTCAGGCCGTGCGTCTGCAAAGCCCACAGAAGGAAGTGAGGTAGCATCTTGGGATAAGACGCTATGTTGTTCAGGCCGCGTAGTGAGGCGTCCAGATTCATGACCGTGTAGTTCTTCAGTAGACGCACCATGGCGACTTCCTGAGGTTTCAGCTCGATGAGGCAGTTTGGCTTGGCGTCTGCAACGAGCCAGACCTCGAACGAGTTTTTCAGCCTGCGCCTATGGTTCGAGGGCAGCAGCATAGGCCAGCGCCTGCTGGAGTCGCTAAACTTCTCGCCGTCCTCCTCGACTATGCCGAGCCAGCTGCATATCTTGTGGATTAGCTCCTCTGACTGCTTAGCTGTGGAGAAGAAACACGGCATCGGATTGAGGCCTATGGCAGGACCAAGCACGGCCCTGGCTGTGTAAGCTGCCAGCAGCCAGAACGTTGAGTTCATCGGCGCATCGTCGGTCACCGCCAGGAAGTCTGACAGCGTCGGCTTGCTTAGATCGTCTGGAGGCAGGATATTCGATCCTGGCGCTACGGTCTTTTGCAGCACCGCCATCTCGTCAAGCACCAGCTCTCCGTCGATGCTGATAGAAAAGCCTTTGAATCGGAACACCTGCTCAGAGCTGCTCCAGCCGAAGTTGTCTGACACATGCACAACCCTGGGCGTGTGAAAAGCCACAGCGATGTCGTACAGGAACCGGCTGAACCGCCTGTCAGTGTCCACGCCTGTGATGTTGTGCTCGACCAAAACGCCTTGAATGAAATCTATGCCTGAGTCCTTTAGCTCTTGGGCAAACTTGAAGAAGGAATAGCGCTTATCCTTGTATTGAACATATCCTGCTATTTTTTCTTTGCCTTCTCTATCGTTAAATATAGCCTGGATTACCACTATCGCCGCAGAAACAATCGAGTGCTCCTGCATCAGCAACCAGCCTTCGCTGGTCTGGTAGAACTTCTCACCCATGACAGTGACGACACGCCTGTTGTGTTTGTCCAGGCTTTCCAGCGTCGAGTAAATCCTGGGGTAAACCCCAGACTGTATGTCCTGTAGGTCGCCGCTGGTGAACTCGATGTTGCCAACCGTGGCCTGCTGCTCAGGCAGGCGCACTGTGCCGAGCCAGTCCTCCAACACCTGCTTCCAGTCCTTAGAGCCAGACCGCACCGCGTCGAGCCAGACGCTGCTAGAGGTTCTAGCTAAAACAGTGTCGCTGCCGCCATCCACGTAAACACGCGACTTGGACGCCTTGATTGCTGGAAATGTCTCGATGCCCAGCTTGGGATTGCAAAGCGTGAACTTAAAGGGGAACAGCGCCTTGAGAAAGTCCAGCTGGCTCAGGTCAGCTATCGACACGACAGGAAGCAGGGGTTTACCCTCGCGCAGCTGCTTGGCGTGTAGCCGTATGGCAGCTTCCAGCGTGTCCAGCACCACCAGGTCCTCGTGGGCCGTGTGCTTGACAATCTGGTCGAAGAACGACAGGGATGCCGACTTCTGGTGTATCTTTCGGTGGTGCAGAACCTTGTTGGCGTAAACCAGCTTGCCTTCGTGCAGGCTGATAAACTTGAACTCCCTAATGCGTCCAGGCAGGTCGAAGAACGGCACTACCACAACCTTTTGCCAATGCTTTCCGACAAACGTTCGGTATTCGCCCGAGTGTCGCTTGTACTCGGTCGGGTCTTCCTCTTCGTGCATCTTGGGAGGAGCCGTGGCAGCTTCCGCGTCCTCTTTGGTTGCGAAGCCGATGAGCCTGCCCATGCCTCGCTGCCAGGAGGCTGCGTCTTTGGGAGTGGCGATACCCAGCTTTTCGCAGATGGCCCGTATATCTGCTGATGTGAATATCAGATCGCTGGTTCTGCACTTTTCCCAGAACGCATTGTGCTTGAGCTGCGCTTTGTAGCACTTATATTGATATATGTCTAAAGCAGCTGTAAAGTAAAAGTACGGCTCAATCAGATCGACAGCCTTCAGATTGAAGGCAGTCTTTCTTATATCCTCGTTCATTTTTTTAGCGACCAGCATGATAGGATCGCCAGCTGCTTTACAATTATTGCAGTGGAACCACACGCTGCTGTAGAATGGATCAGGGTAAAGGGTGTTTGTTTTAACACCCCCACAGAATGGGCAGTCGATCAACGCTGGTAAGGCATTAACGTTTTCGGCAAAACCGAAACGTCTAATAAGCGGTTCCCACTTGACCAGTTCAAGCAAAGGCGAGGTGGCTCTAATCATGAGTAATATCCGTTTCGACCAGCAGGGTGATGCTAACGGCCAAACCCTACACAGGCTGGTTAAGCTTTACGGAGCGCCTGAGTTTGTTAAGGCTGCTTCTTCGACTGCCATCAATTACGTGGCGGAAGAAAGAAATCCGACAGCTTTCGCCGACCCCACCACCCTTTCGTTTCCGTGTCACACGGCTCCAGCCACCTACGTCTCCATGATGTACTTGCTGGATAACGAAGGAAGCCTCGGTAAAAAAGCTTCCCACATTCGTGAGCGTATTGTCAAGGCAGCTAGCTTTTTCGGTATCAAGAAGCATGTTGATAACCTGCTTGAAAAACACGCTGCCATGAACTCCGATAACCTCGATACCCTTCCAGACGAGAAGTTCGCTTTTGTTGTCGCATACGACAATGGCACCAAAGAGCGCCATATGCCTCTGCGCAACTCTGGCGAAGTCAAAGCTGCCAGCGAGTATCTGCAAAAATACCGCGACGACTTTGTTTACTCGGATCGCGTCAAGATTGCCCAGAAAATTCTGAAGGTTGGCATGTCAGAAAGCCTGTCCGAGTCTGACAAGACCTACCTGTACAAGCAGGCTGGGGCTGCGCTGGGTAGCGCCAAGAACGCCGCCGAGCTGCTGTACAAGCGGGCTGTTGTGCTGCGCCGACTGGGTCGCGACCTGGATGTCCAGAAGACTTTGGCCAAGACAGCCGAAGCTTTGCTGGTCAACAAAGAGTACGCCCACGACATGGGCAGCATGACCAAGATCGCCAGTCTTATCGATAAGATTGACCGCGAGTACAGGCTTCAGCGCATTACCTCCATCGGCAAGCCTGAAGACCTGTTCCAGTTCACGGTCAAGCAAGCTAGCGACTTTGATAGCGACAGCGTCCAGCTGACCACAGGCAGCTTCTACAAGAAGTCCGACCTGGAAGCCCTGCCCGTGGACGGGCTCAGGGACATCCTTGGGTCGGAGTTTGTGGACAGGGTTTCTGCTGGCGGTCTGATGCTGGACACCGAGAAGCTTGCCGAAGAGCTGCGCACGCTGCCTCGCGGAGACGCCCGTATGTTTGAGCGTCTGGCTGAAGCCGCCAACGTCAAGCCCTTCGGAAAGGAAGCGTCTGTCAAGAAGGACGTGCTGCTGAAAATGGCCGAGGCTTACAGGGCTGCGAAGTAAGCCTGTCTTCCTCGACCTGCTCCTGAATCTCGTCAATCATCTGAACCACGCCCTCCAAAAGATGGGCGTGGCTTCTTTTTAGAATCTCGGACAATGACAGCAGCAGCTTCTTCTGGTCGTGCAGCTTGTTCAAGTCGATATACAAGCTGACGAACACGTCATCAGACTTTCTCTTTGACTCGTCCCTTACTGGGGTCGAAACTGAAACGATACTTGTCTCCGTCATCCTTATCGTTCCTCACTAGCTGTGCTTTGAAACCCATGGAAGCAAACAGCTTCTGTGCCGCTGTGTTGTTCTCAGACACGTCAGCCAGGATGAGTTTCTTAGTGTCTGGATAGCTTTCTATAATCCAGTTTAGCAAAGATTTAGCCGCACCCTGGCGGCGGTCATTTTCATGCACAGCGACGTGCTTAATCTTGATTTCCTTGTCGTTGTGCCGGTACAGTGTGTAGCCGATGATGCTGCCTTCGTCGTCCTCGACTACGACAGCCGCATGGTCGCGTGGCCCGCCTGGAAGGCAACGCTTCAGCAAGCCTAGCGTTTTCATCGGGCTTCTTTTTAGCACTGTCACAGCCAGGCTTACCACAGCCTCGAAATCCTGCGGGCTAATCTGCATCCACCTGGCTTTCATGTCAGTTGCTCCTGAAGTTAAAATAGAATCGCGGCGAATGGGTGAATTCAAGAACTCCAACCACGCCATCTATTTTACGTTCTACCGTTACAGTAGGCGCGTGAAAAGCCTTGAAGTTGAACTTTTCAGTAGCCTCAGCCGTGGTAAACACGTTGTCTTTACCGTGCAGGTCTTCCAGTGTCTTTCGCAGCTCTTCAGCCGACTGCGCCTGGGACACAAGTAATCTGGAAGAAGCTGAGTCGTAGTTGCGGATCGATACCATTACTTGTCTCCAAACTTGTTGTCCCACAACCAGTTCTTCTCTGCGTCGAGTGCCTCTTCGCGCAGGTTGAAAGGGCCAAGAATAGGACCGCCGACCCGTGTTAGGTCGGCGGTCCATCCGCCCTTTCCGTCAGGTTCGACGTCAGATGCCCTTTTGACTTCTGTCTTTCCCTGCTCCATGAGGCTCTTCAGGGAATCGTCGTAGAGCATCTTCAGAGAACCGTCAGGTCGGACTTCAATAAGCATCGCTACCTCACAGACGGGTTTGAATGCGCTGGTCCTGGGGCTTGTTGTAGAACTCTGGCTTGTAGGTTTGCTCGGTGGTCTTGCCGAGCGCCTCCTCCAAACCCTTGGTCAGATTGGTGCAACTGCCGCCAGAGCCGCCTTCCACCTCAACCTTGGTGTCGCCAGTCGGGCTGATCGTCACGATAATTTCTGCTGCCATTTTCTTTATCCTTATGCTGAGTCGCTCGTTGTTGACGTAAACACTGTACGAGTAGTCCAAGTCACCGCTTAGATATTCTATTGTTCGCAGGGCAATCGCTTGTCTAAGCGACGCCCCACACGGCCCTATAGCTGCGTACAGGGCCGTTCCGAAAGTCTCCTGCCATACAAGCTCAAGAGACTGATTGTTCTCGAATACGCCAATGGTGGGGGTCGAGGGGGCGTGGAAGCGTTCCACTCGCGGGACCAGAACGCCTCGACTACGCCCCCTCGGCTTGTAACCCGTCAACGGCCATGCCCTGACTTCCTTGTGGGTCAGGTAGCAGTCTGTGCAGACAGCTGACAAAACCCGCTCACTGGCTATGACCGTGACCAACACGTTAGCGGCCCAGACGCATCTGGATAGTGCCGTCCGTGTTCAGGCTGCGATGCAGGACTCGGTAGCCCTGGCGCTGCGCGTGCTCCACGGCTACGTTCTCCGCATACTTTTGACGGAAAGCGTCAAAAGCTTTTTGCTCCCCCCACTGGCCGTTGTAGTTATCAAGCATCGCCGAGCCGTCTTTCATAACGGCCACGGGATACTGCCAGCCCTTAGGCCTGAAAGCGAACTCGCATTGCAGGTTCTTGTGCTCGCTCTGAAACAGGCTGACCTTCTTGACATCCATGAACTCGTAGCCGAGTTCCTCGCAAGTCTTCTTGGCGATCTCGCGGTCGGAAATCTGGGTCTGGATTGTGGCGGTGTGAGACATGGGAATCCTTCTTCCTTGTAAAGTGTTAACGCTAAGACAAAACAAAAACCAAAATCACAGGTCCAACCCACGCATGAACTGACCGAAGACAGCACTGTGCGTCTCCTCTGAAGTCAGGTCCTCGCGGATGTTCTTGAAGTGACCTGCCAGCTCTCGGCTGGCAGTCTCGGAGCTGTTGATATCTTTCGTATCGACAGCTCCGATGATGGCAGCGGCATTGCGCAGGCGCTGCTTCAGGTCGTTAGGAGC